TCAAACTTCTCTAGGGAAAAAGAGGGCAACTGGTTGCTCCCTGGTGGGCAATTGATAATCAGGACATCAAAGGGCTGATAGACCTTCTTCCGCAAGGCGGGGTACTCAAAGAGTAAGTCATACTTAGTCCGTATCGGGTTCTCCACGCCTAGGCGCTTAGAAAGAGTGTCAAACCAGTCTAGGTGCAGATCAACCCAATGGCGCTGTTTGGGGTGTCGGTAAAACCAGCCATCCACGCCCAGCCAGGCGTTAGTTGCGGAATTTGCCCTCTCCCGTAGAGGGAGAATCTCGATAGTCGTTAAATCTTCCACTACTGCAAGCAACTGCGGGATATAGATGTCCTGACAGTAATGGCGAAAGATGTAGTCGGGGTAGAGGTAGGACAGTCGCCTAAGATAGTTTAGGTGGATTAGCTGGTCACCAAGATGATATTCATTGTATGTTTGTATCATGTTGTGTATTATATGGTTATGAAAGGAGAAGTACAGATGAATATAGCAATTGATAAAAATATTCCCATACCGCCTGAGAAAAAGCGCAATGTGTACCCATATAAAGAGATGGATATTGGGGAAAGTTTTGTAGTTCCTGGAGCAAAGATCCAGATTGTGTGCAATGCCAACTACCGAGCTGGCAAAGTGTCAGGTAAAAAGTTTATCGCTAGGCGAGAAGGGGATGGGGTACGGGTATGGAGAACTCAATAAAACAAGCAAATGGCACGATGACTGTCGATCAGTACATTGAAAAAGCAAGCGATGATGCCAAAAAGATGTATATGCAACGCATTTGGGCGATGGATAAGGAGCAAGTATTCCACGAATTAATGCGAGTTCATGCCGAAAGTTCCAAGCTATTAATGCAAGCCCAGGCTGAGTTAGATCGTTTACGGATTTTGGTAGGTGAGGATGACAGCCAAGAGCGACATTGAGAAGCTAACCGAAGAACGCTTAATGTACAAAACCGAAATGCTCAAAGCTATTGCTTGTCGGACTAAGCGCCAAAAGGTAAAGTTAGCAGATGAATGGAAAAAGAACTATTCAAACATGACTTATGTGGCGCTTATTAATCTAGCCCGTAACCACGAAGCCAGATTAAAGGTAGCGTATTGGGATATTCATAACTTTGAACTAAAAAAACTAAACAAACACCAATGAAAAAGACCGCAGCAGTCGTTACCGTCACCACGGGTCGCAAAGAGCTAGAGCGTTGTTTACGGGGTGTGGCACACCAATCCTATCCATGCACCCATTATGTGTTGTGCGATGGCGAGGATGACCACGCAATAGCCCAGTTCTACGATATGACTAGGGATTACGCTAAGTACGAAGCCCGTTGGTCTTATTGGGGTAATACCATTGGTGGCAATGGCTGGTTGGGTCAGCGCTGGTTAGCTGCTGCGCCACAGCTTATTACTGAGGATGTGACTTTTTTTTGCAATGACGATGACTGGTATGACGAGCATCATGTGAAGTCCATCATGGAAAAGATTGACCAAGGATATGACTGGGCGCATAGCTTACGCAAGGTGTATGACAAAGACGGCAAGTTTTTATTTCACGATGACTGCGAAGCCCTAGGGGAAAACCACCACGCTTGGAATATTGAAGGTCATCATTTTGTGGACTGGTGTATGTGGGGTATGAAAACCGACAAGCTACGCCAGATCGCTATCTTGTTAAACAACAAAGACTTGGCTGTAGATCGCCACTTTTATAACGCAGCCAAACAACTATATCCAAACTTTACCAGCACCAATCGGCATACTTTTAACTTCCGCTTAGGCGGTGGCTGTGGCGTTCAAAAGGAGTTCTTTGAACAAGGCAACGCTTGGATGCTAAAGAAGTTTGACAACAAATTACCGTGGATTAAAACCTAATGGATTTTAACCTTAACCAGTTTTACAACTTTTGCTCTCAGTTACAGATTGAAACCAAAGAGCAAGGACTAAAGCGCATGGGCAGTCTGCTCGGTACGCAGACCTATGTAATGAATGAAATCAAAAAGGGATTGGCAGAGGATGTGCATTTCTTTGTCATCCTGAAAGGAAGGCAACTTGGCATCACTACAATATCACTCGCACTTGATCTCTACTGGCACTTCACCCATCCAGGATTGCAAGGAACGCTCACCACAGACACCGAAGAAAACCGAGATATGTTCCGAAGCACCCTTGCCATGTATATGGAAGGTTTACCCAAAGAGTATCGAATCCCGCTTCTTGCCCACAATCGGAATCAGCTTTCCCTCAAGAATCGCAGCCGTCTGTTTTATCAAGTCGCTGGGCTTAGAGCAAAAGGTTCACTTGGTCGTGGAAAGGCTATCACATACCTACATGGTACGGAAACAAGTTCTTGGGGAGATGAAGAAGGACTAGCTTCCCTCTTGGCTTCCCTAGCGGAAACCAATCCAGATCGGATGTACTTGTTTGAATCAACTGCCCGTGGCTTCAATATGTTCCACGATATGTATGTCACCGCTAAACGGGCTAGAACCCAACGGGCTATTTTCTGTGGCTGGTGGCGTAATGAACTCTATAGCCTAGATCCTGAAGGTCAAACCTACAAAGTGTATTGGGATGGCAAGCTATCAGGCGAGGAAAAAGAATGGGTACGGGATATTAAGAAACTGTACAACTTTGAAATTAATAGCCGTCAAATAGCATGGTGGCGTTGGAAACTCTATGAAGGTATTAAGGATGACAGCCTAATGTATCAAGAGTTCCCACCGACTGAGGACTACGCTTTTGTGATGACGGGAACTTCTTTCTTTTCTAATGCGAGGTGTACGGATGCCGTCAAAAAGATTAAGCGAATGGATTGTGAATACTTTAGATACAGCTTTGGAGTTAACTTCCAAGATACTGAAGTCCTTAAATCCACAGAAAGATTGGCTTCGCTCAAGGTTTGGGAGCAGCCTGTTGATACTGCTTATTATGTTATTGGCGCTGATCCCGCTTACGGTAGTTCTGATTGGGCTGATCGTTTCTGTATTCAGGTCTATCGGGTATATGCTGACGGGCTTGAGCAAGTGGCTTCCTTTGCGACTTCGGAACTAAACACTTACCAATTTGCGTGGATCATTGCGCACTTAGCTGGTGCGTACAAAAACTCTACCTTAAACCTTGAAGTCAATGGTCCTGGTCAAGCCGTTATTAACGAACTAAAGAACTTAAAACGCCAAGCTGCCAACATGGGTAGCGCTTTAGGTAAAGACCTAATGGATGTGTACGCCAATATGCAGAACTACATCTGGCGCAGAAATGATACCTTGGGGGGTATATCAAACAGCATTGGCTGGCTGACTACCGCTGCGACAAAGGAAAGGATGCTCACCTACATGAAGGATTACTTTGAGCGTGGCATGATGGACATCTACGACATGGACACCATTGAAGAAATGAAAACCATGGTGCGGGATGGTGGCTCAATTATGGCTTCTGGCAGAAACAAGGATGACCGAGTAATTGCTTCAGCCTTAGCGTGTGCAGCTTACGCAGAGCAAGTCCAGCCTAGACTGATTGCCCAAAAGATTAGCCGTCAAGTATCACGGGTGCAAGATGACTTCACCCCAGAGCAATTAACTGTTGGGCGTAATGTATCGGATTACTTAAAACGCATTGGGGTGTACGGACAATGAAACCTACCATTACAAAGGCAGAACTCAAGCGCATCATGCGCAGATTCCTGGCAGACCATAACCGAGGAATTAGCATCCCATTATTCTCTGATCTATGCGGGGTATCGGTTAGTCAATTGCGGGATGTGTTCCTTAAAGAAGCAGAGCCATTGACCGAGTATGTGCAAAGACGGGTAAGCAAAGCCTATAACGAATGGAAAGATGGCGAAGTAGCCATCATGCAAAACCGAGATACCAGCAAATTTGTCCAGTTTAGGAAAGAAGCCAAGCCAGCCATGCAACGCACCACAGGCTTGCAAGTGGTTAATGGAGAGATTAAGATTAAGTTAGGCATTACCAAGAAGTATGATTATTCAATTAGTACATTAGATGAACAGTTAAGAAGGGGATAATATGGCAGTTAAACACGATTACAAATGCCCAACACACGGGTATTTTGAGAGTACCAAGGCGCAATGCCCAATGAAAGGATGTCAAGATGAAGTTTTTATCGTTTTTCTCCAAGCTCCAGCAACTATTTCAGCGAAAACCCGCTTTACCGACAAGTCAACCAAGCAACTCGCCATCGAGTTCGATATGTCAAACATCAAAACCACTAGAGAAGGCGAAAACCAAAGCGGATACCTTACCCGTAAAAACAAATTCAAAGAAAAAGATTACGCAGAAGCCGAGAAGTACGCAACCCGTAAAAGAGGGGTCAACAAAGACAAGATCAAACCTCAACAGAACCCGCAACCGCAACCGCAAGAAGCCCGCCCTGGTGATGCAGCGATCTGGGGTGGTGGCTTCCAAGGACTAAGTATGCAATCATTACTAACTGGTCGTGGTGTTCAACCAGTTCGTGATGAAGCGGTGGGCTTGACACCATCTCAGGCTGGCATACAATCAGGACCTAGAGTAGATCCGAAATCAACCTTGCGAGATCCTGATAATCTAAAGATTAAGACATGAGAATCCCAACAAATGCTCAAGAAAGAGAAGATTTTTATTTAGAAATCTTACAAAAGTGTTTAGTTTCTAAGGAAGAAAGACGGGCTGACTACCATACATTACGGGCTTATTATCTATTTGGCGCTGGTCCAGAAGAACCGCCAGCGTACTTTAACAAGATTAATCCGCACCTAGATCAGCTTTCTTCTTTCCTTTATTCAGCAGACACTACCCGCTTTTCTATCCAGCTTGGTGCATCGGTTAACGGCATTGAGCATCGCAAGACACCCGCATTAACTCAGGCTTTAAATGACGAATGGCTAAACTCCAATGCTGACCAAGTGTTTTCTCAGGCATTGAACTGGTCGTTGGTGTACAACACCACTTTCATTAAACTGGTTGTTAATAACGGAATCCATCCATACATGATCGAACCCTCATCGGTAGGCGTGTTGCGGGAGGATACACCTTATACAGACAGGCAAGAAGCCATCGTTCAGACATACTACATTACCAAGTCGGACCTCTATGCCCGTCTGTATTCCCATCCAAAGCGTGATGAATTGGTAAAGCGTGTCACTACTGGTTCTGGTCCAGAAGATAGCGACATCCCAGATGCCGTAAATCGCATTGTTACTAGTCAAACCAACCCCACTATCTACGGTAATGTGAACATGGATCTCTATGGAGAGATGCGTTACCAGGCTAGATTAGCTGAGGACACAGTAGAAATGAACGAATTGTGGGTTTGGAATGACGATTTAGGTGATTATCAGGTCGTAACCATAGCCCAACCACAGGTAGTTATCTACGATAGACCTGGCGAATCCTTGTTTATGAAGGGCGAATGTCCATTTATTCAGCTCTGCCCTAACCCTTTATACGATTATTACTGGGGTGAATCCGAGTGCCAGAAGTTAATTCTGTTGCAATCGCTACGAAATAACCGCATGACGGAGATTTTGGACTTGTTAAGTAAGCAAGTTAGCCCTCCTACAGCCCTTACAGGCTTTACTGGCATACTGGATGAAAAGAATTTTGCCCTCAATCGTGCGGGTGGAC